ATTTCTCATAACATCAGACCTCCGGCACACTTTGCACCTAGCGGAAGAATCTTTCAACTAACGTTGGTCTTCTTCCACCTCTACTGAGTTTCCCATGAATCAATTCCATCTCTTCAAAGAGGAACTTATCACTTCCACTTAAATGTTGCCCTTCCAGATCATCCCGGTAGGGTATGTCCTTCAGTCTCGCAACAAGTCTGATCCCCGTAGGAAGAAAGAGGTGTGCTGAAAGATAGCTAGAAGCGTAGCTTCGAAGCACGTTCATGGCACCGGTATCAGGTTGTCCCTGATAGTTCCTGAAACTTTCAGGAAAACATGCTTTATTCACTAACTCTTGTATTGGTGCATCAGGCTTACCCTTATTCCAGACCGCGCCTAAGAAGTGGACCTGACCCACTATCGTTTTCTCCGGACCATGCAATTGCAGACCGAATTTGGCAAGATAGTGTGCCCACTGATCAAGTTTGACGGCTCCGAGCACCTGAACTATTACGTCATCACCGAGCACATAAAGTGCAGACTTTCTAAAAGAAAATCCAAATCGACTAGACAATGCATAGACAAGTGCAACGTTTACAATACTGTCAATCATCTGGGTGAAGTAGCTTCCACTAGGAACACCATGATTTTTCCCTGTATACAGGTGACCATCCGGCATCACTATTGGCGTGTGGATGAAATATGCTACTATCGTCTCCCACCCGAGTGTTTTGAGGTCTTCTTCCTCAAACCAGGTTGCAAGAATCCTGAAAGCCTCTCGAATCATCACTGCTGGTACAGTTGAATCATACTTTGAGTAATCAAGACACACTGGCACACCCGGGGCATCCGCAAAATACCTATGAAGTCTAGCTCCTAAATCCAGCTTAGCTCTTCCAAACGCCATAGGCGAATCTGAAGCCAAGAACCTTTCAATAAGAGGCCTTGCAAAACGAGACTCCATAATAGTCATTTCCAGCGGATATCCCCAAACAAGACGAGTCTTGTTGCCTCTCTGTGTACGCTTAAAAGCTACACATGGGTTTGGCGCCTTAATACCAAGCCTTATTTGGCACTCCCGGTCAAAGGAATACGTAAGACTCATCGCTTTCGTCGTCATCATTGGCAGACCAGACGACTTATTAAGCTTTAAGGCTTTGGTCATAACTTCAGCATCGTTCAGGACCTTAAGAGTTTTCCAGTCCCTAGGTTTCGCAAATATTTTATAAGCCTTTCGAAACCCAAACTTAAGATGTTCGTCAAGATGCTCGAACTCTGACCAGTCTGTCGCGTACCGCTCTAGGGCAGTCCACAATTGCTGAGGATCATATACTGATCTCGGGTCTTCCTCACAATTAAACCCTTGTTGGATCAAGATCTCAGCCACATTTTCGTCGAACAAGCCATCGGGATTTGGCTTAGACATGTGAGAAATGTACTTCTTTAACGAAGCACGTCTGAACGGTCCTCTGTCTACTAACATCATTCCGTCCTCCTAGATTTCGTAGCTGTACGCCAGCTCCTGCGGTCAATTCCAAACTGCTCGCAGCTTCGTGTCTCGCTAGAGACTAGTCTCAACACTAACGTTGAGCCGTACCTGTTTCCAGATAACCTCGTTAGAG